GAGATGAACTGAATATGGTGTTGTTCTTCAAGTCTGTCCCAAGCATCCTTGCGTCCGAACAGAGTTTCACAAATCTGACGGTAGGGTTGCTCATAGATTTCCATCTTCTCGTTCACGTCTCCAGGCAAGTGACCAATTTCACGAGACTGAACTGCGGAACGAACAACGATAATCTTGTCGAACGGATTGCTCTTGTCGAGCACTTCTTCAATGGCTTTATACAAAGCACAGAAGGTTTTACCTGTACCAGCTACACCGTGTAGGGCAACGAAATAATCACCTCTCTTGTAGGCGTCGAAGAATTTCTTCTGGTTGTCTGTCAACGGATCAAATGTTTTCAGGTCATCAATGCGTAGCTTCAAATGATTGCTAACTGGTTTGACCTTTGGCTCACTTTGTACATTATCTGGTTTTCTCTCTTTTGCTGGTGCACGAGCCATGTTTTTCCTTTAGAGTTGCGATGATGCTTTGTTAAGCGTACTTCCTGGCGATTTTTCGTGAATCTTCTGTAGAACCTCCTTGAACCCTGTGTCTCTCTTGATGGTGATATGGTCACCCGTAAAGGCAGGTGCGCTTGTGATAGTTTGCTCAAGATGAGGATTATCCAATAGATATTGTTCCTTGGCAGAGATCCTCATGATTGCTTCGGTTACTTCACCTGTCTCTTTGTTTCTGAATTCATACGTAGGCATTAGAAGCTCCCGATCTTATATGTGCGGTTCAACATTGTGTGGTTGTGGTCAGTTGGACCCCAGTCACCGTCCGGATGGTATGCAATCACAACCATCGGTTCGTCCATAGTCTTGAAGCGATGGACCTCTCCCTCGTTCAAACAGAACACAGTTCCAGTCTTCAACTCAATGAGACGCTCATGACCTGTGTCGGCGTTTGGATCGATACATGCGTAGCCACTACCCGATGCCACTACACCGAAGCGAATGCTCGGATGCGTGTGATAGGTTTGTGTTACTTTGGGTGGGAAAAAGAGAGCGTTCAGAGACGGATCGCCCTGACGAGGTGGGTAGACAAGTAAGCTGTCTGAGCAGGTGTCGATGTATGTCAGTCGACCACGGTTCTCGATCGGTCCACCAATCATAGGCTGACCAACGAAACCGACACGGCTGAACACAGCTGTCGATCCATCCTTGGCGAATAGCTCTGGTAGGTTGACACCGCAGAAGTACTCGCCTTGCTTTGCGATTCTGCCATCGGGAAAGTGACACTCGCCACTAATCACATACCCGTAGGTCGTGCAGTGGATCGGTGGAAAGTACATGTTGTTTGTGATTTTATGCGCTTCACTGGGATACATTGTCTCAAACTTCTCGATGTATCCGTTATCATTGAAAATCAAATTCATTAAAATAGTCCTTCGTTTGCGTCAGCGTACTCTTGAATGATTGCCTTCAATTCATCCACGGTAGTAGCATCAATAATCTTTTGGGTCAGAATCATACGTTCGTTTTCGCTTTCGACTAAACTGTCTTTCTCTTCAAGCGAACGGTCAAACACTTTATCAGCTGCCTCAATCATAGATATGCCAGCCAGTTCGGCGTAGTTTCTCAGGTAAGGCATGAAGTCTGCCTTGAAACCTTCGCCGATGGAGTTGTGGTAGCGCACGTGAACAGCCTCACGTAGCTTCTGAGCATAGATCTTGTCCTGAGCAAAGATTGACACGTTGTTCAGTTCTCTGCGCTTGGCATTGATCACACGAAGCATGAAGTCAAGGGCAGCTACCTTCTCTGAGATGAAGTGGTATTTGTTCAGGGTTTCCTGCGGTAGACCAACACCATCAGCGTCATAGAACACATCGTCTTTGATACCGAACACCCATGGTGTCATCTCACGTGCCTTGATACGTGGTCGGAACATGTCACCACCAGCCAACAGAATTTTCTGTGGGTTGTAGTAAATCTCTAGATCGAAGTCAGGGGTTTTGTCTTTGAGGATGCGAGGCACCAGATTGAAGTTTGTGAATGCCACAACACGTCTGGTCTTGGGATCAACGATAGCATGCAGTGGCGTGCCCGTTGCTGTTTTGAGGTCGATCAGTTCTCTGATGTTCTCGAAGTATACACTCATACGAAGTCATTCTCCATTGTTAGTTCGACTTGATTGAAGTCATCATGGTATGTCATGGTATTGTCAATCATCACGGCGCTTGGCTTTTGTAACAGCACTTTCATCAAGCTACCGATCTTCGCTTTTTCATTATAGACAGTGTCTTTGGTGAAGTCGAAGATTATTTTCTTACACTGGTATTTATATGAAGACATCGTCTCGCCGATGAGCTTGTTGCTGTTGTTCATGGACCACAGCTGGAATTCATCAGAGCTGTAGAATGCAGTGTAGTTGTGCTCAAATCTCACGTTACGTTGGTTCACGGGCTTGGCAAAAGAAGCCAGTCGAACATACACGTTCTGCCATTTCAGTGTCATGTTCATCCACCAGAACCACTTATACACTGTGTCAATTCCAACGGGACTTGCCTTGGCTACCTTATCAAGAAGGCGATACAGCTTTGTTGCCTTCTCAACAGTCATGCACTTTGCCATGAGAGGAATGATGTTCTCAGGTGTGGCTGGCATGTTGATTAGATTGTAGCCCTGAACCACGAACTTATGTCCAGCGGCAGAGCCAAAGAGTTGGTCGTTACATTCGCCAGTCACCACGAAGTATCCTTCTTTGCCAATGTAGTCAGCAAAGAAATTGCTCGGTGCCTTGTTCAGCTTGCGAACATAATTCCAGTAGAAATTTGGGTTCTCAGAGATAGAGTTATCATCTAGCAGCACAAGTAGGTTAGTGCGTAAGTCTGACTCTGAGCAGACAGAGAGAAGGCTAGTGAGCAGAAGAGTGCTGTCAACACCGCCAGAATATAAAACAGTAAGGGTTTGATTTGTGTCTTTCGCATATGCCATGAGCATTCTTGCACGGTTCAGACAAATCTCTTCGTATGAACGGGCAACGGGTTTGAACCGTGGGAGTTTAAGGTTGTCCAACAGCTGTACCTCTACTGGGAACGCCAGCTTGTCAGTACGATCGACAAGTGTCATGTTCTTTGAGAACAGCTTGAACATGTATGTAAAATCCTCCGGAACATCTTTACGCTGCTCCAGAAGATCTATACTGTTGTAGAAGATTGGCTTCATTTATTTGAAGGGATGAACTCAGGGTCCAGAGGTGCCACGTTGATTTGGTCAAACTCCAGTGAGAACTGTGGCACTGGCAAATCTTCAACATTGTCAGGCATCTCGGCGTTATACGCCAGAGTTACGTGTGCCTTGTAGTCTGGATAGTCAGAGGTAGCACCCATGTTCTTAAGAACTTTGTTCAGCCCTTCAGCAGCTGGGCATACGATACGCATGACCAAACACTTCTCGCCTGTCTTAGTGGGGAACACCTCGTAGCCAGTGCCACGACCAGCGGCATCAACTGAACCAGCGAACTGTTCAGCGTCAGGAACAGGGGTGCGCGAGTAGATGATGGTGATATGATACGAGTCAGGGTTGACACGCTCGTTCAATCCAAGGTTAGCTTCAACGAAGTGGTCAAGCAACTCACGGCTTTCCTTCTTCATTTCGAACGACACATATGTGCCATCCTTGTGCTTTGCGTATTGAGAAAACTTGACCAAGTCCATACTATTCCTTACTGAGGCATTTCGTTTGCGCCAGCGATGACGATACCAGTACCGAAGCGACGGTTGTATTCATTCATCATTTCTTGCTCTGGTGTGTAGTCAGCAACAACTGCATGTGGGTAGATGTCAACTGTCTTGTCGTCAGAGAACGGTGCGAATGGCATAAGACCAACGCTCATTTGACCTGTGTTTGGGTCAGGGCGAGCAATGATCACCATTGGATTCTTGACCTTCACGGTCGCGCTCACTTCAACAATCTCACCGATGATTTCTTCACCGCTGGTGACTTTGATGATCATGACTTTATTCATTGTAATTCCTTAGATGTTATCGTTTAATCTTGCTTCACGCTCAAAGGCGTGTAGGTGTTTGGCAACGTTGCCAATGTTCTGCTCTTTCATAATCAGGTTCTGAAACTTCAAACGAAGACGTTCGCTGTCGTTGAGTTTGGCAATGTCCAGATTATGACGGAACAAAATTTCGTCAGCTGCTTCATCCACTGGGATGCCTGCAACTTCAGCATACGACTCGAGGAAACATCCCTCGCCAGCCGTTGCTTGTTTAACCTTCTCAGTGTAGATGTACTCCTGAAGAGGCATGTTCTTTGAGAGGAACAGGCGATAGGTTCTCAGAATGATGTTCATCCTGTCCATAGCTGCTGCTTTCTCTTGCATAATTGTGTAGAGTGAGATCTTCTCAGCATGCAATCCACCGTGACCACCGTAAGTTACCTTACTGTTGATCATGTCAAAGTACCAGCGCCAGCAGTTATCGCTGCTGATTTTGAAAGAGTTCTTTGAGTAGACCAATCTATCTACGTGATACATTGCCTCAAAGTTAGGGTGTGCCTCTTTGAGTTTGTTCACGGTAGCTGGGTCGTTTGAAAGACAGACGAATCTGTTGTGTTCCATATCAGCAACGGCATGAACGCCATGGTCAGACAGTGGAATCACAAGAGATTCGCTGGGGGAAATTGTTGCTCGCTGAACCATTTCGTTCATGGCTTCGCGAGTTTTGTTCATCGCATCAAGTTTGTTCATCAGTAAACCATTCGGGTATGCTACGGCTGCGCCATTGAGCCATACGCTTCTTCTCATTTATATAGTAGTTGCGATACGACTTGATAGAATCGCCAGCTACTTTACAGTAGTCAGGCATGGCTGGTGTCGGCTCGGTGAATGGAGCTTGAGGAATGTTGTTTGGCAGTCGACCCAAGGCATGTTCAAGACGGGAGCAAGCATGGATCTTACCGTAGCGGTACGTGTACTCGCTCAGAAGACTTTGAAACATGTTGTACAACCAGTCGTAGTTCTTGTCTGATTGTCGGACCCAAATAGCGGAAGGATGATTGGCGTGAGTAGCAGTATACAACACACCATCGCGATCGTCAGGAAGTTTCCATACTTTCTTTTTGCGACCAGTTGCAGTAAGAGCGGGAAGCTCAGTCCCGTCAAGAAGACGATGAGCAGTTGAAAGTAGTTGAGCATATTCAAGAATCATTTTAACAACGTGCTTGTCCACGTGCTGCTCGGCGCAGCGTTCGGTGTCATTATGTAAATAGAAGATGTTCATAGTGTGGCAAAGGTGTTGTTCGGGTTAAGAATTTCGTCTCCAGGGTAATTATAATGGTAATTCATATTTTCGTCAATGGCTACGGTAGAATCTTTCTGACGCAGCACATACTTGAGAGAACCATACTTGACTTTGTTCTTGCGATAGTCTTCATCCTTGTTGTACTCGAAGATGATATCCTTGGCATGCTGCTTGTATGATTTCCAAGAATCCTCAATCAACAAGTCCGTGTTGTTCATGGACCAAAGTTGAAACTCAGGACGGTCAAAGAACATCTGATAGTTGAAGTCAAAGCCCACGTTGCCTTTGTGTTCTTGAGCATATGCCGCTGAGCGAACGTATACGCTCTGGAACTTACAGGTCAGGTTCAGCCACCAGAAGAACAGGAACGGTGTGTCAATTTTCACTGACTCAGGTGCCTTGTCTTTGACACGGAAGATCAACTCGGTCAACTGCTCAGCGTAACGTTGGTTCACCAGTGTGTTGTTGAAGAAGCCTTCGATTCGTTCACGGGTCAAGGGTTCATGAATAGATGGCTCGCCATAGAGAGTGATCATCTTTCGTGTGACCATGGAGCCAAACAGTTGGTCATTGCCTTCACCAGTCACGTAGATATAACGTGGGTCTCCGATAATCAGAGGGAAGAAGTCACTGTGTTTGATATCGTTGAACATGCGAATCACATAGTCCTGATAGAACGTTCGATTCTCGTCAATGCTACTTGAGTTCATGAGCACGGTGATTCGGTCTAACTCATTGGGGCATGCCTTCATGAACGATGTCAGAATCAGCGTTGAGTCAATACCACCAGAGTACATGACTGCTACCTTCTTACCTGTCATCTTAGCCAAGTCCATGAGTTCAATGGCTCGCTCTTGACACAGCTGGTCATAGCTCTTGGTCATCTTACGGAACTCAGGCATCTCCAGTCCAGGGACAGGCTTGACGTTGATGGGCAGGGTGATTGTACCTGTGCGATCGTAGAACGTCATGTTCCTTGCGAACACGGAGAAAACCTTTTCAAACAGACGCATGCCTGGATAGTTCTCACGAATGTGGCGTTGAAGATATGCATTGTCCGAATAGAACATTGCCACGCTGTTGTAGTAGTAAAGGTTCATACTTTTGAGTACACGCTGTTTTCGTTATCAAAGTCATGACACATAGATGGGATATCCATGGCATCGGGACAGCTCTTAATCATATGAGTATAGCGTTGGCGCAAGTCTTCAGCCTCCATCAGTTTGATGGCTGTGTCCTCGAACTTAAACACGATCTCCTTGGCTGCTTGTTCCATTGAGATGTCACGTAACTCTGACCAACGCCAGACCATGGGAACGTCCATGATATCAATGTTCTTGTCACCAGACAAAACCATCTTAGCCTGATTATACTTGATCTGATATGTGGTTTCTTGTAGGGGCAGGTCAAACTGCAGGGACTTGTGAATGGCAGTGATTTTGCCAACGATGTAGTCAATGGCACCAGCCTGCATGGCAATCAACTGGAACTTCTCAAGCATCTCATACTTCAAAGGCACCTTGTTGGCTTCTTCAAACTTTGCCACGGGCAGAATATGCTTACTCATGAGACACCATTCCCATGCGCACGTGGAGTCAAAGTTTGGGTCAAGCCTTGGGTTCACGTTGTATTTGGCACCCATGATGTGCTTGCCATCACGCAGACTGTTGATGGTGGTTAGACGGTTAGAAGCGCAAGCAACCCGTGTCGTCTCAGGGTCAATGAGAACGTGCACGGGTTTAAACTTGGTATCTATCTTGGTAAATTTGAACATCAGATTCCTGTTCTGAATCGAACATAAGCTCCAACTGGAGGATAGTGGTTCATTGGGATTGTATAGAATGCGCCTTGGTGACGCACAGTGACATCGTAGGCAACTACGTTCATGTGTTGAACACGGATGAACACGTTTACTACTTCAGCCATAGTATCTATCATCATTGGCTGATTGGGTACTGCAAACTGCTGGCTTGGCTGTGCCACTGGAGCGACAGTGCGAGGCACCTCGATGATTTCTACATCAGCGTGAGCGAACTTAGCAACAGCCATGAACGCAATCAAAATCAATACGCTTCTCATCGCTTTCTTCCATAGATTTCATCAAGTGCTTTCTCATAGGCTTCGTCAGACTGGTGCGACTTGATCACAATCCAGATACAGATTCCCAACATGAAGACGACCATGATAGCCAACACGATGTATATGAACATGTTCATTTCAATTTCCAAAATTGTGCTTCGCCATAGAAGATAGTGACTGCAAACCCACGGACGTTTGTGTTGCCAGGACGACGGAAACCAAACATCTTAGTGCCCTTGGCTGCGTCAAGATTCCAACCAGTGAAGTTCATCAATATCATGAACAGGATAGCCAGAATGCTCAGTGGCCACATCAAAGCCAGAGCGAACACGGTACGAACGTTCTCGTGGGGTACACGGATAGCGAACAAACCAACAAGAGCCAAAGCGCCAGAGAGATATGCAGTAGACAATTCCATGATAGATCCTTACTTAGCCAGACGGTCAATCTCAGCGTTCACGCGAGCCACGGTGCGCTTGTTCATTTCACTAGCGATAGCGATAAACACACACAAAGCCACAGGGATAACCACCAGAACCAAGAGAGCAATCAGACCATTAGACATTTCGTTTACCTTTCGAATCAATATAGTAATTATACGTCGAAACTCAATTTATAGCAATACCCAATGAGAATACCCCTACGGGTGGTAGGGGTATTCAAAGTTAAACCAAAAGGTTTACTTATTGGAGTTGGCTCGAACGGCTTCAAAGCCAATTTCGTTGAATAAGGCACCGTTCATGTAGACGGTTTGTAAAGCCTCCACCCATCCTCCAATGCCCTTGTCAGTCCAGCCTGTAGGTGCGGTAACACCAGAGGCAAATTCGCCTCCAGAGTTGGTCCACAGCTTCACACGACCAGCCTTGGACTTCTTACCAGAGTCAGTGACAGGATCCTTTTGAACGTCGATCCACTCGCCGTTGACCTGAGCCGAAGAACACTTCATTGCGAACTTCTGAGTGTCACGGTCAACGATTTGGAGCAAAGCGCCACCCATACCGAAGGCAATGTTATCAGCTGACCAACCGAACGCTTGGAAACGACCAAGGATGTTACGGATAGTACGCTCATTGACACCATCACCTTGGATCAATCGCACGTTGTTCAAGACTTTGTAGCCTTTGGCATTGTGGTTGTATCCGAACTTCTGTCCAAGGATCTCGACCAACTTGAAGCATACGGTTTCAGGATCACCAGAGTCGGGTCGGATAACCACTGTTGCACCAGAGGCGATAACTTCGTCCTTGAGTTCTTCACCCCAGAGTTTGCTTGCTGCATTGAATACGTCATACGAATCGCTAACCACTGCTAAGATTGAACCTGCACGACCGAACTGAGTCAACATGTTACGGTATGCTTCTACTTCGTTGTCACGACCCCAAGAAGTGATAGTACTGTGTTCGGCAGCTGGAATTGAAAAGCCAGCGATGCCAGCATTGTAATATTCACGAGCGAACAGTACACCAGTAATAGTGTCGGAACCCATAAAGTTAACCAAGTGGGCAGCGCCACCAATGCCAGCAGACTCCATTGAAGAGACACCACGAGCACCAAAGTCATGCAACTTAAAATCAATAGCAGCTGGGTCACCAGTCATCTCCAAATAGTGTTGAATTACTT